GAGATGGATTTTCCGCCGCCGCGTTACAACCAGTGCATGACCACTTGATAAATATCCTTAAGGTTATGCCCACAAGTGCTGCTTTTAAGCAGGACAAAGCGTGAGCAACCCTTACCTATCGTACTCTCCACAATTTATTTTGTGGAAGTTCTGATGCCACAGCATTTACTGACCGATTTCCAATCGGTCCGCAAGCTGCGGTTCTTGAGAATCTAACTGATGCGAAGTTGGCTATACATTGATTAAATGTAATCCAGCGACCTTTTTCAGTTCCCGGCCTACGTGACGGCATGACTTCCTACCGAGTCGGTCAGCCCATGGGCTTTCTTTCTTCGTGGCCATTGGCCACGATCACTCACCACGCACTCGTAGAGTACGCGGCAGGGCGGGTTCTAACAGAACGCGCTTTGAAAAGCTTTAAACGTTCAGGTTACTTTATTTTAGGCGACGACGTAGTCATCTTTAATGAATTAGTGTATAACGAATACATAACTCAATGTATCAAGTTAGGACTTGACCTAAACAGTAACAAAAGCACTGTCTCAACACACTGTTGCGAATTCGCAAAACAGCTGTTTTGACGAGGTTTTCGAGTATCGGCTATTACGCCTTTATCTCTTCTTAAAGTGTCTCACGACCCTTCAAGCGTGCTAAGCATCTTACAAGAGCTTTCGCGCCTCGGATATAGTCACATCCCAGCAGTTCATTTGTTGGATTTGTTTCCAAAGAAACATTGAAAACAATTGATGCCATTTCTCTCTAATCCGGAGACTTTCAACTACAATAAAGAGTTGATCGACTGGAGTGAAGCCCCAATGGGGTTATCACCTAATCAGTACAGTTGGGTCTGGACTCAAAAACAGTTCGCAGAAGCACTTTCCTACGCTTCTTTGCTTATAATTGAGCGAGAGGTTAAGAAGTTACGCTTCTCCGATAAGAGTAAACATAACTTAGTGACCAACAAAATGTGGCATAATATCCAAAAGCTGCAACTTGTTGACCCTAAGGTCGAACCGGCGTACACCCGTGCATTCTATGATACACTACAAAACTTCGGTAAAGAGTTAGCTAAACTTCGGTTTGGGGAAACTTTACATTACGAATATGCGCAGTTCATCAAGCATGTCGGATCACTAAATCCCGACACACATGTTGGGAAAGGTAAACGTACCGCCACAAATGAATTAAAAATTCTAATTGAAGCGATAAATCAACTGCAAAACCCAGACAAAAGTCTGGAAGTTTCAAAGTTTGACAATTTCGAGGTAACATTGTACCAAGAGATAATCAGCGCCATTACAGGCTCTCGGCTAT